GTCAGCAGCTGAAGCAGAAATGACTGCACAACAACCATAATTAACCCACCTAACTTATGTCTGAAACCCTTACATATACTGAAGAGTCTAGCCCTGAACTTAATGCAGAAGAACAAGAGTCACTAGCTGTTGGCGAACAGATGCAGCAGGAACAGGAGTCTCTGCTTGCTGGCAAGTATAATTCACCAGAAGCACTTGAGAAAGCCTACCTCGAACTGCAGCAGAAGCTAGGCTCTAATGAAGAGACACCTACTGAACCAGTAAAAGAATCTACTGAAGAACCCGCTGAAGAGTATGAAAATAATATCTTTGATTCTCTTTGGAATGAGTACGAAAGTGATGATGGCGTATCAGAAGATCTTATCAATTCATTGAAAGAAATGGATACGACTGAGTTGGCTGAGATGTATTTACAGCAGCGTAGTCAAACCACGGAAACTGATTTTACTGATGATCAAGTTGATAATCTTCAAAAGGTTGTTGGTGGTGCACAGCAGTACGACAGCATGATTGAATGGGCAAAGGATAATGCTGACCCTAATGAGATTGAGATGTTTGATAGGGTCATGGATAGTGGAGATGCTGCAAGTGCATATTTTGCTATTCGTGCAATGGGTCAACGATGGGCTGAATCCGTTGGATATGAAGGCCAGTTGATTCAAGGTAAAGCTCCACGTCCAGATTCTGGAAATCAATTCCGCAGTCAAGCTGAGCTTGTCTCCGCTATGAATGATCCTAGGTACGAGAGTGACGAAGCATATCGAAATGATGTGCTTGCAAAACTAGATAGATCTAATCTTAATTTCTGATGTCACAACAATCTGATGTAGTCAAGGCTTATGTAACCAGCTATGGTCCTGAGCCTGAGAAAAAAGAAGAGGACAAAACTGAAGAAGAAACTCCTGAAGAGGAGTAACAGCTTGGGAGGCACCTCAGAGTCGGACCTCCCTGGTATTGGCTTTGGCCCTTACGAGGATACCCTTAGCCGTCTAGACGGTGGGATAGACCACAAAAAATTTCTAAGATCTTAGTCCTGTTTATATTTAATTATCCATAGTAATGGCACAACAAAATTCTACGCTGACCACGAGCCTTACACGGCCGGGTCAGGCTAATAGCACGGGTGATGCCCGCGCTCTTTATCTCAAGCTTTTTAGTGGTGAGATGTTCAAAGGATTCCAGAACAACACGATTGCTCGGGATCTGATCATGAAGCGTACCCTGAAGAACGGCAAGTCTTTGCAGTTCATCTACACGGGTCGCACAAAGTCTGAGTTCCACACGCCTGGTAACAGCATCCTGGGTAACAGCGATGGTGCACCTCCGGTGGCCGAGAAGACCATCACTGTTGATGACCTTCTGATTAGCTCAGCCTTCGTCTACAACCTGGATGAAGTCCTCAGCCACTACGACCTGCGTAGCGAGATCTCTCGCAAGATCGGTTATGCCCTGGCTGAGAAGTATGACCGTCTTGCATTCCGTGCTGTAGCACGTGGTGCACGTCAAGCATCTCCTATCACCAAGACTGGCTTCGTTGAGCCTGGTGGTACTCAGATCCGCGTTGGTTCTACCACGAACGATTCTGATGCTTTTAACTCTTCCAATCTGGTGTCAGCCTTCTACGATGCAGCTGCTGCACTCGATGAAAAGGGTGTGACCTCTGATGGTCGTGTTGCTGTACTGAACCCTCGTCAGTACTACGAACTAATCCAAGCTGTTGGTTCCAGCGGTTTGGTTAACCGTGACGCTCAAGGTTCTGCTCTGCAAGGCGGAAACGGAATCATTGAGATTGCTGGTATCAAGATCTACAAGTCCATGAACATTCCGTTCCTGGGTAAGTACGGTACTGCTTACGGCGGTACTACTGGCGTTACCTCTCCAACTAATGTCGGTTCGTTCGTTGGTGAAACTATGGAAGACGCTTCTGGCGCTCAGACCGGTATCAACAACGATTACGGTACTGCTTCTGAAGTCGGCTCCAAGTCCTGCGGTCTGATCTTCCAAAAGGAAGCAGCCGGTATGGTTGAGGCCATCGGTCCTCAGGTGCAAGTCACCAGCGGCGACGTGTCTGTTGTCTACCAAGGCGACGTGATGCTTGGTCGTTTGGCCTGTGGTGCAGATTATCTGAACCCTGCAGCTTCTGTTGAGCTGTATGTGGGTGCTTCTGCTCCTTCTGCATTCTGATTTTATTTATACACAAGGGATCTCTCGGGATCCCTTTTTTTTAATTTATGAGATATGTCACTTCCTTCAAGTACTAAAGAGTTAGACGCTGTTAACGATATTCTGAATTCAGTTGGACAGGCGTCTGTTACTTCTATAGACCAAACAAACCCGGACGTTTCGCTTGCCTACAGAACTCTCCTTAGTGTTTCGAGAGAAGTGCAATCAGAGGGATGGTCTTTTAACCAAGAGTATGACGTTCAGTTCTCTGTTGATTCATCAACTAAAAAGATTGCTGTACCACCAGATATCATTAACATCGACGCTACAAAAGAATATTATCAATATGACACTGTTGTACGTAATGACTTTCTGTACGACAGGTGTGAACAAACAGATATCTTTGATGTTGATTTTATTAAATGCAATGTCACTCGTCTGTTTGCATTTGACAACCTTCCTCAATACGTCAAAGACTACATTGTTGCTCGTTCAGCTGCTGTGACATCTACTCGTATTGTTGGAGATCCTACCCAGTATCAACTACTGAAAGAACGTGAATTAGAAGCTCGTGCTCGTTTACTTGAGAACGACTGCAATACAGGTGACTACAGTTACTTCGGATACGAAAACGGCAAACAAAACTACTACACCCCTTATCAACCATTTAGAGCATTGCAACGATAATGGCAGCAGTTACACAAAGCATTCCATCTTTCTTGGGTGGTGTTTCTACTCAACAAGATACAAAGAAAAAACCAGGCCAACTAGCTGAATCCATCAATGCTTTTCCTGATCCTACATTTGGTTTGACTAAACGGCCTGGTCTTAAGTTTATACGTGAGCTTGTTGGATCAGCAAACGTATCAAAGTACGATGATGCTAAGTGGTTCTTTGTGAATAGAAGTTCTACTGAGCAGTACCTATGTGCAATCCATAAAGAGCCAACAGCAGCTAATGATGGTGTCTCTGTATGGAACATTAAAAAGTCTGGCAGTAGCTACCCGACTGTAACGATTACAAGTGAAACGACCTCTGGTCAAAACCATCATCCTTATCTAAACCTAACCTCTGCTACTACACTTAAGCCTGCTGATAGCTACGAAGTAGTTACAGTACAAGATACTACCTTTATTGTTAATAAAAACACGACAGTCACTGAACAAGCAGCACCTACCTATGTAGCTAAGCAGTATGCGACTGTACGTCTTAAGGCTGTAAACTATAGTGCTAAGTATAAAATTACTATTGATGGTGTTACCTATTCTGTAAACACTAGGAATGGTGATGACACTACTAACAACACTACACATACTGATGCTTTAGATGCAGAAGAAATACTTACTGCTTTGAACACAGCAATCACTGGTTCATTTACTAAGTATCAAACTGCTACCTCTCTTATTATTTACAAAGCTGCTGGTAACATTGATATTAAGGTAGAAGGTGGTATTGATGGTCTAGCTTTAGAAGCGTTTGTGACTGAAGTTGATAGTATTTCTGACCTACCTAACGAGTCACTACATGGTCGTAAGGTAAAGGTTGTACCTATCAACGCTCAGAACTTTGCCTACTGGGCTGAGTTTGAAACTGTTGCTGGTACAGCTAATTCTGTAGGTCCTGGCTCTTGGATTGAATGTCGTGACCCTTCTGTGTCTCCAGGCTTAAACGCATCAACGATGCCTATTGAACTGAAGAATACAGCAGCAAATGCATTTACTATTCAAACTATTAAGGACGTAGCTGACGCTACTCAGTCTGGTTATGTAGGTCGTCTTGTTGGTGACTTGCAAACAAACTCTCCTCCTAGTTTTGTTGGTTCAACAATTAGCAATATCTTCTTTCACAACAATCGCCTTGGCATGTTGTCAGAAGACAATGTGGTTATGAGTCAAGCTGGTGAGTTCTTTAACTTCTATCACATCACAGCATCTGCTGTATCTGATGCTGATCCTGTGGATATCAATGTATCTAGTACAAGACCTGTCAAGTTGACAAGTGTCCTTGCTAGTCCACAAGGTGTATTGCTGTTTTCTAAAGATCAGCAGTACCTCCTGTATTCAGAAAATGGAAACCTGACACCAAAGGATTCTTTGACAACAGGTATTTCTAGCTATGAAACAGATCCTGTAATTGCACCACAAGATGCTGGTGACTTTAAAGTATTCGTCAGTAAGAGTGCTGCATATACACGTGTGTTTACATATCAGCCAGCTGAGCGCGGTCAGCCTCGTGTCCTAGAGATTGGCAAAGTTGTCCATACCTATATACCTGCTCAGGTACGTCGCATGGTGACTAGCTCTCAGAATGCAATGGTGGGTTTTTATGACACATCTGACGCTACAGAGTTCAATGGAAAGGACATGTTCTTTTTCAAGAACTTCAATGATGGACAAAACAATATTATGCAGTCTTGGTTTAAGTGGAGACTTCCTGGTCGTGTGTTGTTTGCTGAGATTATAGATGATGAGATTATTTGTGTACTTAAGTCAGACTCACAGATATATGCATTGTCTGCCAACCTGACCAACTCACCTAGTGATAAGTTAATTACGACTAAGACGGGTAAGTTTATTCATCCTTATATTGACTACTACACAACTCCATCTGCTATTAGCTACACCAATGGTACTAACAAATGTACTGCTCCCTTTAATTTCACTACTGAAGGGTTGACTCCTGTCGCTATGATTGGTGGTGAGATTACAGCCGGTAGCACAGAAACAAAAGAAGGCTTCTTCTTTACACCTACGGTGACTACTGAAAGTGGTGTCCACTACTTCAGTTTTGACAGTATTGATTTTTCGTCTTCACCTCAGAAGGTAATCATAGGGTATGTCTTTGACCTAGATATTACGCTACCTACATTCTATTTTCAGCAAAGTCCTGATGGTACGAATCCCGACTACACAGCATCGCTGACTATATCAAGAATGAAGTTTTCGTTAGGTGAATCAAACGCATTTAACTTCCAAATAACTTCTGCTGGTTTAAGTGACTACACAGAAGTAGCAACCAATATCAGAGCAGATTACTATCTAGCAAACGACGTGACGATTGAAGACAGTCTTGTAGCAGAGATTCCTATTTACCAACGCACAGAGAACTTCACGCTTAAGTTGACAAGCGACAAACCGCTTCCATTATCTCTTCAATCAATGAGGTGGGAGGGTATTTACTCACCACGATTCTATAGGAGGACATAATGGCAATAACCGCAGCAGCAATCGGTGCTGGCGCAGCTGTATTCAGTTCCATATTCGGAGCATATAGTAGCAGCTCCGCAGCGGCAGCAAACAAAAAACAACTTAACGACCAACGAAAGTACAACAAACAAGTAGCTGACTTACAGCTTGCAGATCAAATCAGTGGCTATCGCTATCAATTAGATGCTGTTGAGATAGCTAAGGCTAATTACCAAAACGAGTTGGACTATCAAAACCAACTACGAATAGATAATTGGAAGCTGCAGAACCAACAACGTGTTGATTCATTTAACGAGTCAGTCAAGATATTCAATGCTTCTGAACGTGCTTATGAAGAACAAGTAGACTTTAATGAAATATCTGCTGGTGTAGCCAAACGAGATTCAGCACGTGTTTTAAACGAGCAGAATCTTGACCTTGCTTTTCAAGCTGAGGAGCTGCGTAATCAGCTTGCTGAATTTCGTGAGACCTCTCAACTACAGAAGGCACGTTTGGACTTACAAGAGGCTCGTGCAGAAGACACCGCTGATATTGACCGTTCTCGCGTAGCAGCAGAATTGGATGTCGCTACCAATCAATTCGATGCAGCTTCACGTGAACTAGCAGCTCTTACTGATGCTGGTCGCATGAAGGCTGCAGAGCAACTTAGACAGGAACGTACAAGGTCTTTACTTGAGGAAGGTTCTGCTCGTGCTTCAGGTGCTGCTGGTCGTAGTGCCATGAAAGTTCAGAACTCGATCATGGCTCAAAGTGCGCTTGCTCAGCAGTCAGTTGTTGATGCATTGATGAGTAATGAATACATGAGTTCTATTGAAAAGACTAAGCTTGTCAATAATCTGCAAAGCTCTATAACATCTGCTGGCTTAAATATTCAAGCAATCAACAATACTTTGGCTAGTGAAGTTGAACAGCGTAATGCTGACCGCCTCGGTATTAGCCTCAAGGATGCACAGATGGTACGAAGCATGGGTCTTGATACCCGTAAGCTTTCAGCCTCTAGAACAAGTGCTAAAGAACAGTATAACTCTGATATTTCACAGATTGACCTTGATCAATATGCAGCAGATGTTGCAGCTGATAATTCAAGGCTTTCTGAACCTGTTGTACCACGTAAAATTCCTAAACCAATCAAACCACCTGAGACTATCTTCCAAGAGCCATTGAAGCCTGACTTCGATGCAATTAGGGAGTTGAACAAGAATGCAGGCAAAGCTGTTGTATCTAATCCTGGAGCACAACTTGCTGCAACTGCTTCGCAAGTGTTGTCTGGTATTAGCCAAGCCACTTCAATTCTTGCAGCTAATCGACCACAACAGGTGACAATAGCTCAACCGCCAACTCAACAGCCACCGCCTCAGTCCTTGTAATAGCTTATGGCACAATTTAAAGGGTACGCCCGGAGTAGTGGATTTCAACGAATCCCTGTTCGTGATAAAACAAATAGACTACAACAGCAGGCTGATGCAAACCTACGGGATGCAGAGCGTGCTCGTCAAAACATGCTTCAGAATGCTAACCAGCATTTAGAAGATGTACGTCGTAAAAATGAAATAGAAAGGCAGGTACGAGAAACCAACGAAAGCATTCGTCGTGAGTATGCACAGTCATACATTGATGCGTACCAGCGTAATGCTAATGCTGAACTACAAGCCCAGGAGTATGCCAACAATCAACAGCAACAGCTGCTACAAGGGCTTTCTAGTTTTTCAAGCACTCTAAGTAATGTCTTCCAACAGCAAGCTGAAAAGCAACGTACTGATCAACTCAACGCTGCAAATACTTTTGCTTTGAAGTTTGGCCTTACTGCTAATCAATTTCAACAGCTTACTACACTTGAAGGTGTCTTAAACGAAACTGAGCGCCAACAGGCTCCTGTCTATCAGGAGATGATCAAGCGTGGTGCATCTGCTGCAGATCTAAACACGATCATTAACTCGTCTGGTTATACACGCTATGCCTACGGGGTAGCGTCTATGCAGACAGCTGGTCAGCAGTTTGCACAGTATGTTAGTGAGAATGCTGACGTTAACCTGCAGGGTTTTTCTCAAACATTGAATGGCGCAGAGGCACAAGGTAGCACTCAACATGCAGATATTCTTGAGCAGCTACGTCAGAACTACGTAAACGAAAACCTTGGTGGATTTGATCCTGCCTTTATTGCTAAGTATGCAAAGAAGGGTATTGATCTAGAAACTAATCGTAGGCTTGATGCAGCTACAAGATCACGTGACAAAATACAGCAGAATCTATATAATAAAACCCAACAACAAACATTTGCTAACCTTGCAAAAGAAGGTGGTGCTGCTGCTGTATTGCTACGTCTGCAAGATTTAACTGGTCCTGATAAGCGTGAATTCAAAAATGTACTATTTGCAGCTGAGAAAAATATTGCTGAGCTTTTAGAAACTGGTCAATTGCCAGAAAACTTTGTAGCTGATCTTTCTAATGAAGATTTAGAGATTGGCAATCAAAAACAAAAGTTTGGTTCGTTGCACAGTAATTTTATTGCACGTCTGCGTATTGCTGAAACAGAAGGTAAAAGAACTGAGATTCGAGGTGTTCAGGCTGAGTATGCTTTACAACGTACTATGACTGAAGAGACAGTACGTGGCATACAACTAGAGATGTCTGAAAAGGCTAGGAATGGTGAGCTTACATATGAGGATGCACAGGCAACTATTACTCAGATGTCTAAGTTGCCTGAATTTACAGACCAGGATATTAGTAAAGTAAAAGCATTCTTGCCTCAAACACCTGATGCTTTAGCCGCTAAGAACACCATTGATCAGTGGAATCTTTCGCAGGCACGCGACAACCAGCTGCCATCTATCGCTGAAATTAGTGCTTCTGCATTGCTGCCATCTCAAAAACTTGAGTGGTATTCCAAAGTAAACGATGAGATTGACTCTGGATTTGATGATCAATATAAAAAACGACGTGATGAATATCTCAAAGGAATTCTTCTACGTGGTTTAGGAGTAGCTGATGCAACAGAGGATGATTGGCTGAAGACTGATCCGTCTGTTAAATCGTTGTTCTATCGGTTGCAGTCTGATTATGACGACTTGCATTCTAGTGATCTAACACAAAACATCAATACAAGACATGACCAAACGCAGGCAGTTATCGGTGCCAAGGTTCAATCTCCTGGCAGCGAAGACGCTACCTATACTTTTACTGCTGCTGATGCCAAAAATCCTTTCAGTGGGAAAGTAAACGGGTTGTCTCTCCCAGATTCACCAACTGGTTTTTCAACCTCTTCTGTTGATACTATCCTTAGTAACGGTAAAGAGAATCTTATTTATACAAGACAGGTTGTTCCTGTTTCGATCATCGATAACTACCTTGATGATCTTAGTTCTGGTAAACCAACAGATATGCCAGAGGCATTTAAATATATAGGTAGAAAGATGGGTGTATCGCCTCAACTTATTTTAGAGGCACAGATCGATGTAGCTAATCAACAAGACAAAGGCAATAGAGAAGTACGGCTGCCTGAAAGTGCTCAGGAGTTCTACGACTTTGTCAAAGGTGAACCTGCTAATGCATTGTCTGTGTACACCAACAGCCGCTACAAGAGCCGTGGTGCAGCCTCTAGAGCAATTATCAATGCTGGTGGTAGTGACATCTATCAAAAGACCACACAGCCGCTTTTGCTGGGCGCACAGCTCTTAGCTGAGAACGGTATCACTGATAAAGAACAGATGATTACCTGGATAGCAATTAAAATTGCTGAAAGTGCAGGTGTTCCTAATCAACCTGGAGATTATCAACTTGCAGATGGAACGATTGTTCCGAAAGATACTCCTGGTGCAACACCTAAGTCTTTTGGTTGGTATCAGATCCATATGAGTGATGCCTCTATGTATGGCGGTATCGGAGCAGCACGTCGTAAGCAGTTCACTGAGCTTTTCCAGCTTGGTCGTGCGTTTAGAAATGAAGATTTATACAACCCACATATCAATACAAAGGCTGCTATTCAGATCTACAAGGATGCTGGTAACTCCTTTGAACCGTGGAGTGCTTTTACTAATGGGTCATATAAAAAGCACCTAGAAACAGCCAGACGAGTTGTAGAGCAGTGGGAATCCGAACAAGACGAAACTCCCTGGAACCGTCCTTCCAATATGACCAACGAAGCAATGAGGGCTATCAATGGAAAGAATTGATTTAACTGGTAGCTACACTCCAGATGTCTCACAATCATCACAGAATGCTGAAGCTCTGCGAGAAGAGC